TATGTGCTGGTATAAATAAGCTACCTAGGAATCCCAGCCCGTACGACTGACCTAGCAGACTTTGTAGAGACTTACGGGCGTAGTGCTACAACACAAGGAGCAGTCATGGCTCGTACTACTTTCTCTGGTCCGGTAAAGTCGGACAATGGCTTTGAAGGTTCGTTTGTCGGTACGCTGAATAGCACCGAGACCGGCAATACAATCACTACTACGAACACCGCAACCTCGGGCGCCTTCCAGCCCCTCGTTGTTTCCACCACCATGTCTGGCGCTGGTGCTGACGGTGGACGTGCTAACTTCAACATGAACACCAATGTCGCCCTTGGCAGCTTCTCAAATGCGTTGAAGGCTGATGTTACCTACGGCGCTTCTGGCCGCACCACGGGCCTTGGCTCGTCGTTCGTTGCTGAAATGACTTTGTCGGCTGGCACTTCATCGGGCACCTATGCTCCGGTTGAAATCGAACTGAACGTCCCTTCGGGCGCTTCGACTGGCACGGCAACCTCCCTCATCTACGCTTCGGTTAACGGCGCTGGCGCTGCTACTTTTGATACTAATGGCGCTATCCTGACACTTGCTGGCGTTACTGCTGGTGCTGCTGATGCTGTTGCTACTCCGGGTGCTACGTTTGCTGCTACGGCTACTGGTACTGCCCTTGGTGGTGCAAACCTTCGTGGTTTGAAGGTAAAGATTGGCTCTAGCGTTTTCTACCTTGCCGCCATTCCTGCTGCTACGTTTGAAGCCTAATAGGGGGCTGCTATGGCAATGCAGACTGATGTAAAAGCGCAGCATTTCACTGCCAGCGGCAGTGTTGAAGGTCTAAACCGCACTCGATTTAAATCTATTTCCTACAGGGGAAACGGTAACGACGGGTATGTGCGCCTGCGCAATGGCGGTTCAAGCGGCGCAATTCTTTGCGAGCTTGATGTTGGCACAAGCGATTCGTTCACTATCTATGTTTTGTTGCCCGGCGAGGGGATTTTGTACCCGAACGGTATTTACGTAGATCTTTCAAATGTTTCTGCCTGTACGGTGTTCTATGGCTAAGTCCCCGGCTTGGACGCGTAAGGAAGGCAAGAACCCCAAAGGCGGGTTGAACGCCAAGGGCCGTGCATCTTACAACGCAGCTAATCCGGGTAAGCCTGGTCTTAAGGCTCCGCAGCCGGAAGGCGGGGCTCGTAAAAAGTCATTCTGCGCCCGGATGTCTGGAATGAAGAAGAAGCTAACCTCTTCTAAGACTGCTAACGATCCTAACTCGCGCATCAATAAAAGCCTGCGGGCATGGAAATGCTGACATGGAAAATCAAAACGCCACAATTGCAATTCTAGGGCACAAGGTTGATGCGCTACATCAGGATGTAGGCGAAATGAAGTCCGCTTTGAAAGATGTAGCTATGGCCCTAAATAAACTAACCCTCGTGGAAGAGCGTCAGTCCCATTCAAACGCCACACAAAAGCGAATGATGGAAAAGATTGACGGTTTAGAAGGTCGAGTTGATGCGCTTGAAAAAGCAGACGTTAAGCACGGACAAGCCGCAACTTGGGTGATGAATGCAGTATGGGGAGCCGCTGGCCTCCTTTGCATGTATGTAGCTAAGATGCTTGGGTTGATTTAAATGCCTAGCGTAAGTAAAAAGCAGCATAACCTTATGGCGGCGGTGGTTAACAATCCCAAGTTTGCCAAGAAGGTTGGTATCTCCAAGAAGGTTGGAGAAGAATTCATGAAGGCCGATGAAGGCCGCAAATTTCAACGAGGTGGTGAAATGAAAGAATCTAAGGCAATGATGAAGAAGAGTGGTATGGCTTGTAAGAAGATGGCTGCTGGTGGTATGCCGATGGTCGAGAAGAACGGCCAAAAGGTGCCGGCTTTTGCTGCTGACGGCAAGGGCAAGATGGCCAAGGGCGGCAAGGCTAAGTGCATGGCCAAGGGTGGTCTGGCTGCTGGTCACAAGGCAGCTGATGGTATTGCTAAAAAGGGCAAGACTAAGGCCATGATGCCCAAGATGGCCGGATCAACCGGCATGAAGCGCGGCGGCAAGTGCTAAGGAGCTAGTAATGCCAACTACTAAAGATAGTTTTCTTAGCCGCATGGCAAAAGAATATGTTGTTGAGCCGTACAAGCGTATGCGCGATAAAAGCGAGAAAGAGCTTCGTGCAGAGCAGTACATGGGAACGACCAAAGAAGAAGCCAAAGAAATGCAAGATGCATATCAGGCAACCAAAAATCGCAAAAAGGCTCTTCCTGCAGCTCCTTCTGAAGATGGCATGAAGAAAGGCGGCAAGGTCAAAAAGTACGCTAAAGGCGGATCTGCCTCTGCACGTGCTGATGGTTGCTGCATCAAGGGCAAGACCCGTGGGAAGATGGTATGAAAGAGCGGTTCTGGGTCAAAGTAGACAGCACTAAAGAAGGGTGCTGGGAATGGACGGGTGCGCTTAACAATGGATATGGGTGGTTTAATGTAGATGGCAAACCCAAACATGCGCATCGCGTAGCTGCTTTGTTATCTGGAAAAATTTCTAGTCTTTCTGAGTCACTACACGTTTTACATACATGTGATAACCCGAAATGCTGCAATCCTGACCACTTATTTTTAGGCACTAACGCTGATAATGTAGCGGATAGAGTCAAAAAAGGGCGAAGCGGGTACAAACGTTTTATAGGCCAATCTAACGGTATGTCTAAACTTGCTGATGCGCAAATTAAAGAGATTAAAGACTTATACTTTAGCTCTTCTTATAGTCAATCTGCTTTAGCGCGTATGTATGGAGTAAAACAACCGCATATAAGTAGGATAGTTAATGGCGTTCGTTGTGGGGGTGTAGTTTGAGACCGAGTCGGGGTATGGGCTGTATCAATCCTTCAAAGATGCCGAAGGCTAAGACTATTCGTCGCAAAGACAACCCCGACGAAGTTACTCAATACAAAGAAGGTGGTGTAAGTAAAGTTAATGAAGCAGGCAATTACACCAAACCCGGTATGCGTAAGTCTTTGTTTAACAGCATTAAGGCTGGCGGCAAGGGCGGCGCACCGGGGCAGTGGTCAGCGCGTAAAAGTCAAATGCTAGCCATGCAATACAAGAAGCGTGGCGGTGGGTACCGCGACTAATGAAAAAGCCCCAACAAAGCCTTAAGAATTGGACTGATCAGAAGTGGAGAACCCGTAGTGGCAAGCCGTCAACGCAAGGATCGAAAGCAACCGGAGAGCGATACTTACCGGAAGCAGCGATTAAATCGTTATCTTCGTCAGAATATGCTGCAACGACTAGAGCGAAGAGAGCGGGAAAAAGAGCAGGGAAGCAGTTCGTAGCGCAGCCAAAAACCATTGCAAAGAAAACCGCGAGATTTAGATGACCACCACTGGCACTACAGCTTTTAACCTAGACATGAACGACCTTATTGAAGAGGCGTTCGAGCGTTGTGGCAAAGAGCTGAGGACCGGTTACGACTTTCGTACAGCCCGTCGTTCGTTAAATCTGCTAACGATTGAATGGGCCAATCGCGGCATTAATCTGTGGACGGTAGAGCAGGGTCAGATTCAGATGGCTACTGGTCAGGCCATTTATCCATTGCCTGTCGATACCATTGATCTGTTGGACACTGTAATTCGCCAAAACAACGGCACCTCCAATCAGACCGACATCAATATCAGCCGCATTGCTGAACCGACATATATCAGCATTCCAAACAAGCTAGCCCAAGGGCGCCCGATTCAGGTGTGGGTAAACCGCCAATCAGGGCAAGAAAATGCTACATCTGTAACCCTAGCTGCAAATATATCTGCCACAGACACGACGATTACGTTGTCTTCCGTGCAAGGTCTAGCCTCTGCAGGGTTCATCAAGATCGGTAGCGAAACTATCAGCTACCCGAACGTAGACCCAGACACTAAGCAGCTTCTCAACTGCGCTCGCGGGCAAAACAACACAACTGCAGCTTCCCATACTAGCGGGGCTGCTATTACTGTTCAGAACCTTCCTTCTATCAACGTGTGGCCGACTCCTAGCTCGCCTGGCGATCAGTACATGTTTGTGTACTACCGTATGCGACGCATTCAAGATGCTGGTGGCGGCACGTCGGTTCAAGACATTCCTTTCCGCTTTATTCCGTGCATGGTTGCCGGGCTGGCGTCGCAGCTAAGCATGAAGCTGGAAGGGGTTGACCCTATGCGCATTCAAGCACTAAAGATGGACTACGAACAGCAGTTCCAAATGGCAGCGGATGAGGACCGAGATAAGGCTCCGTTGCGGTTTGTGCCGAGGAATATGTTCTATGCCTAATCGTTTTGCATCCGGCAAGTTTGCGATTGCTGAATGTGATCGATGCGGGCAGCGATATAAGCTGAAAGAGCTTAGGACTCAAACGGTTAAGACTAAGCCGTACAAAGTTAAAGTGTGCCGTAGTTGTTGGGATCCAGATCATCCGCAGTTACAATTGGGCATGTACCCGGTAAACGATCCACAAGCTGTTCGTGAGCCGCGCCCGGATGTAAGCTATCGAGTATCTGGCACAAGTGGTTTACAGATTGTAGATACTAGTACAACAGATCCGGATGCATTTGGTACACCTGAAGGTGGCAGTCGTATCATTCAGTGGGGCTGGGCGCCTGTTGGTGGATCAAGAGCTAACGATGCTGGGCTTACCCCCAACAATCTAGTGCTGAATATTCAGCTGGGCACCGTAACGGTGGCCGTTACTTAAGGAGCAAGAAATGGACGCAAAGAAGGCTGTTCACAAGCATGAAAAGGCTATGCATCCCGGCAAGCCCATGACCAAGCTGCGCAAGGGTGGCAAAACTAACGAAGAAATGAAGAGCTTGGGCCGTGGCATGGCTAAGGTTGCCAATCAAAAGTCCCCGTCGTTTACTTATAAGAAGACCGGCCGTGGCTAAGTACTCACATAAAATCAGCGGGAAAGAAGTCGGTGCTGCAGAGGTATACGCGCCGCCGCATGATATGAAAGGTAAGGCTATGACTACGCAAGATATGAAGCGCGCGGTTAGTACTGGAGAAGATCCCAACCGCATGCGTTCGCAAGACGTTCGTCCGGAAACTCCGGCAATGCGCGTTAGTGTTGGCAATCCCGACCGCGATGACGTTAAGACGGATGGCATCAAGATCCGTGGTACGGGTGCCGCAACCAAGGGCACTATGGCTCGGGGGCCGATGGCGTGAACTATACGCAGTTGTTTGATGCTATTCAGTCATACACGGAAAATAATTTTCCGGCGTTTACGCTCGCCGATTCGAGTACAGACACAACGACTGAACAGATCAACCGCTTTATTCAACAAGCGGAACAGCGCATCTATAACACTGTGCAGTTTCCCTCAATCAGAAAAAACATGGTTGGGGTTACGCAAGCAAACAACAAATACTTGTCTTGCCCTGAAGATTTTTTGGCCGTGTATTCAATGGCCGTGATAACGGACGTTACGGGCGGCAATCTCAATACTGGCACGTATGAGTATTTGCTAAACAAAGATGTGAACTACATCCGACAAGCCTACCCAACACCCAACGACACCGGGGTGCCAAAGTATTACGCTTTGTTTGGGCCAAAGGTAATGAGCGCAACCATTACAACAGAGCTGTCTTTTATTCTTGGCCCAACGCCTGATGCAATCTACAACGTAGAGTTGCACTACTACTACTATCCAGAGTCAATTGTGACCGCCGGTACTTCTTGGGTTGGTGACAATTTTGATAGCGTTTTGCTATATGGAGCTTTGGTTGAGGCATACACCTATATGAAGGGTGAGTCAGACATGCTCCAGCTTTACGAGGCCAAGTACAAAGAAGCTCTTGGGCTGGCCAAGCGTTTGGGCGACGGCATGGAGCGCCAGGACGCATATCGTTCTGGTCAATATCGGCAGCCGGTGACTTGAAATGCCATTTACTGGAAACTACACCTGCAATAGTTTTAAAGAAGGTCTGTTTGACGGGTCTTTTGATTTTGGATCAGGCACGTCTGATGTATACAAAATTGCTTTGTATACGAATGCAGCATCGCTAGACGAAACAACAACCGCATACACCGCCAATGGTGAAACAAGCGGCGGAAACTATGTGGCTGGTGGAAACACAATTACGCCATCTCTAGCCTCTTTGAATGGCACGTCGTATGTAGATTTTAGTAACGCAACGTGGACCGGATCAATTACAGCCCGTGGAGCGTTAATCTACAAGTTCAACGGAACTACCAATCCAGCAGTTTGTGTTTTGGATTTTGGAAACGACAAAACCTCTACGGCTACGTTTACCGTAGAATTTCCTGCAGCAACAAGTACATCGGCAATTATAAGGATTACGTAATGGCTTTTATTACTACCACAAAAGGTGATATGGACGAAGCTCTGCTTGAGAAAAAAGAAGGCTTCGTAGACAATGATAACGAGTACACAACGTGGGTTGAGTATTGGCATGAAGATGAACTTGTCCATCGGTCTGTACACGTGACTTTGAAACAAATGCCTGTTTTTGCTGGTGCAGAAGCGGCATCTTTTTAATTAGGAGCATTAGATGGCTAATACTCAATCGATGTGCACCTCCTTTATGGGGGAACTTCTTACTGGTACTCATAACTTTGGTACTGGTGTTATTCGAGCATCTACTACAGCGGACACGTTTAAGGCCGCTTTGTACCTTGCCTCGGCAACTATTAATGCCAGTACAACTGCGTACACTGTAAGTGGAGAAGTTAGTGGCTCGGGCTATACCGCTGGTGGCGTATCTATTTCTTCCTGGAATGCCCCGACGGCTACCAACGCTTCGGCTACTGCCGGCGTTGCTTTTACGACGCCCACGGCATCTTTTACTTATAGCACGGTGACTTTGACCACTGCGTTTGATACTGTGTTGATCTACAACTCGACGCAAAGTGATAAGGCTGTCAGTGTTCATACCTTTGGTTCGCAAACCGTGACCGCTGGTACGTTTACTCTGACTATGCCGACCAACAACACTACCAACGCTCTGCTGCGCCTTTCTACGACGTAATTTAACCCTGAAAGGTAGTAACTATGGCTACCGGGTGGGGTTCGGGTGCATGGGGTGATGGTACATGGGGTGGGCTTGGTGAAACCCTAACGGGCGTTGCTGCGTCTGGATCTGTAGGTGACGTTGTTTTTGGTTTGAGTTTGTCTGGAGTTGGTTCTACTGGCGCTGTTGGTTTAGTAGCGGTTGATGAAAGGCAGTTAGCTCTTACGGGGGTATCTGCTTCGGGAAGCGCAGGAGATGTAACTGAAACTGTCTCTCCCGCTGGATTGGGCGTTACGGCTTCTGGTGCAGTAGGCGCTGTAGTAGTTGATGAAAGACAAATAGCCCTTACTGGTGTTGCTGCTGCGGGTAATGTTGGAACGCTTGTTTATGGGGCCGTTGTTAGCGGTACAGAAGCATTAGGTGTTGTTGGATCTGTAGCTGTTGATGAAAGACAGATTGCTCTTACAGGTGTTGAGGCATCAGGTAGCGCAGGGATAGTTGCAATATCAAAAGGGCTATCCGGAGCTGAGGCTACTGGAAATGTTGGTGGATCTTCCGGATGGGGAGATTATGGCTGGGGCGTAGGCACCTGGGGTGGAACAAACCTACCGCTACAGACAATAACTTCCGTAGCTCTAGTTGGGGTTGAATCGTCTGGAGCTGTGGGTGTAGAAACACCAGCAACAGAAAAGCAGCTATCTGGCGTTGTTGCATCTGGGGTAGCGGGGACTGCAGGAACTAATACACAAATCCCCATTACAGGCGTTGTAGCAAATGGCGCTGCAGGCAATGTTCTAGGGCAGCACCTTATTGCAATAACTGGCTGTCAAGCTATGGGTAATGTGGGCACGCTGCAAGTATTTTATTGGTCTTTAATTGATGACAACCAGACACCAAACTGGCAACATGTGGTAACCGAATAGGAGTTGAATTAATGGCTACAACCAATTACACCACCCTTCTGGGCCTAGCCCTTCCCACTACAGGGGATCTATCGGGCACTTGGGGTACAGAAGTTAACACCGCGATTACATCGTTGCTTGACACTGCCGTAGCTGGCACGACGACTCTCAGTGCGGATACAGACGTAACATTGTCTACCACCAATGGTGCGGCAAACCAGGCTCGCAGTGCAGTTATTCTGTGGACTGCTACTGGATCAACAACGCGGAACATCACCGCGCCAGCCCAAAGCAAGGCATACGTTGTTATTAATGCAACGGGCGGAAGCCAGTCAATTGTCATTCGAGGCGCCGGTCCCACTACGGGTGTGACAATCCCGGCCGGTACTAAAGCTCTTGTAGCTTGGAATGGTTCTGACTTTGTAACGGTCTCTTCTACGTTTTTTGCTTCCCCCTTGGCTGTAACGGGTAACTCTACCGCCGGCGCTGAAATTCGTTTGCCGGAAGACACCGACAATGGCAGCAACTACGTTGCGTTGAAAGCGGCAGACACACTCGCGGGAAATGTCACATTTACCCTTCCAAATGCAGATGGCACAAACGGACAGGTGCTTCAAACAAACGGCAGTGGCGTTCTGAGTTTTGTATCGGGATCCTCACTTGCAACTCCATTGGCTGTTGTAGGGAATGCCACCGCTGGCGCAGAACTCCGCTTGCCTGAAGATACTGATAACGGGTCCAACTATGTGGCACTGAAGGCGCCAAATACATTAGCAAGCGATCTGACTTTCACCCTACCGTCGGCGGATGGGACTAATGGTCAGGTTCTGCAAACCAATGGCTCTGGTGCGCTGAGTTTTGTATCCGGTGCATCTTTGGCAACCCCCCTTGCTGTTATTGGAAATAGCAGTGCTGGTGCAGAACTGCGTTTGCCAGAAGATACCGACAACGGCAGTAACTATGTTGCGCTAAAAGCCCCTGATAGCCTTGCTGCTGACTACACATGTACGCTTCCAGACGAGACTTGCACTCTTGGGTTTAGGAATATCCCGCAGAACTCTCAATCTGCTGCATACACGCTTGTTCTAGCGGATTCCGGTAAGCATATCCTGCACCCATCTGCTGATACGACCGCACGCACGTTTACTATTCCTGCTAACAGTAGCGTGGCTTTCCCTATTGGGACTGCTATTACGTTTATCAATCAAAACGGCGCTGGTGTTGTAACTATTGCAATTACCACCGACACAATGCGATTGTCACCTGCTGGTACTACTGGTAGCCGAACTCTTGCGGCTAACGGTTCGGCAACTTGCATTAAAGTTACTAGCACTGAATGGATTATCTCAGGGAGTGGTTTGACATGAGCGGCGTATCTCAAGCTGTATTTATGAACCAGAGGTCGTTTGGCCCGCCACCGCCGGGTGCGATTGGTTCTGCGTATGAGGGCGGGTATTACGCAGGTCAGATTTCAACCGCTGGCAATGGGGTTGCAGATTTTTATTTAGTTGTTGCCCCAAAATCTTCTGGCGAAAATTCATCTAAACAATGGAAAACCACAAATACGTCCACAGCGGGAACATCTTCGGTTATTGACGGCCCAACCAATAGCGCTAACATGAACAATGCAAGCCATCCAGCGGCGCAGTTCTGTAAAGGCTTGACCATTGGCGGCTTTACTGACTGGTACATGCCCGCAAAAAACGAACTTGAAGTGTGTTATTACAACCTAAAACCCACTACAGCGGGCAATGACACCGGCGCAGGCGTTAACGCCAACGCTGTGCCCAGAAGGGATAGTAGTTACACTTCGGGAACACCTGCGCAAACTTCGGCGGCGGCGTTTGTAACTGGTGGTGCAGAAGAGTTTGCGGCTGGCAGTTACTGGTCTAGTACTGAGCCTTCTGCGACGGGCGCATGGAGACAGTTCTTCGGTGGCGGCAACCAGAACTACGACAATAAGGACTATTCGACCCGGGTTCGAGCAGTTCGGAGATTGCCCGTTTAATTCTTTAATTCTTTTCTTTGCATGGCACAGTACAAACACTTACCAATATACAAGACAACCTACCAGTTGCTTGAAATGGTAACGCGCAAAACTAAAGATTTTCCCCGTGATTTTAAATACTCACTAGGGGACAAGATTAGAAATGAGTGCATTGAATTGGTTGTGTTTATTTATAAAGCCAACACACTGCGCCAGCAAAGAAAAGAGCACTTACAGCAAATACTTGAAAGAGTGCAGGTCATTGAATTAATGCTTCGGCTTGCCAAAGACTTGCGTTTGCTTAATGTTACCGTTTTTTCCGAAATCGTCTTGTTGACTGACTCGCTTGCGCGTCAGGCACAAGGATGGATTACACATACACCAGACTTGAGGGCGGAATAACGATGATTACGGTGATCGTTAGCGACCCATCTATCTCGGGCCATGCCCGTTGGGAAACCAACGAAAGGGCGCAAGCCAATCTCAGTGTGGAAAAATCTGCATTGCGTTGTGTGAGTGCATGGCCTTTGCGTTTGCGGCTGACAATTACTGGTCTAGTACTGAGAATTCTGCAACGAACGCATGGAAACAGAACTTCAATAACGGCAACCAGAACAACAACAATAAGAACAATTCAAACCGGGTTCGAGCAGTTCGGCGATGGAGCCAAGTATGCAGTGTGATCTGTCAATTTCGGAAGTTTTTCAGGCGTATTACGACTGCCGAAAGGCAAAGCGCAATACATGGAATGCAATTGAGTTTGAAAGTCAACTTGAGCGCAACCTGATGGACTTGTACTACGAGCTGGTGGCTGGCAATTACCAACCGGGGCGATCCATCATGTTTGTCGTCACCAGACCTAAGGCGCGTGAAGTTTGGGCTGCAAATTTTAAGGACAGGGTTGTACACCACATTTTGTACAACCGCTACTCGGGCCACTTTTACCGGCGATTTATTCATGACAGCTACGCCTGCATCCCTGAAAAGGGCACACTCCGCGCAGCCAATCGTGTGCAACATTTCATTCGGTCGGCCACTCAAAATCACACTCGTCCGGCGTGGTTCTTAAAGGCTGACGTAGCAAATTTTTTTGTGTCTATTGACAAGTCAATTTTGGACGCCATGCTGGCGCGGCACATCACCGACCCGTGGTGGATGGCCTTGACACGGACAATCTTGCACAAAGACCCAAAAGAAAATGTTTACATCAAGAGCGATGCGTCGTTACTTTCTAAAGTACCCGCTCACAAAAGTTTGCTCAACGCCACAGCTGGTTTTGGTCTGCCGATTGGCAATCTGTCCAGTCAGTTCTTTGCCAACGTCTATCTGGATGCGCTAGATCAGTACGCCAAGAACACGCTAAAGCTGCGGCATTACGCCCGTTATGTCGATGACATCGTGGTGATCGGCGGAAGCGGAACCGATTTGAACGAGGCTTATGAAAAAATGTCGGTTTTTGCCGAGACACATCTTGCCGTCAAGTTTCACCCTAACAAAAAAGAAATTAATCGGGTTGAGGTGGGAATAAACTTTGTAGGCTATATTATTAAACCTTGGTGTAAATACATTCGCCGATCCACGATTGCCAATATGTACAAGCGCACTGCACTGCATTCTGAATTTGAGCCTCTGCGTGCAACGGTCAACAGTTATTTTGGTATGTTACGGCACGCTAACGCTTTTAAAGAACGCAAGCGTGCAGCAACACACCTTGGTAAATCCGGCTGCTGGTTTGATGGCCAGCTTACAAAACTTGTCAGATTAGGAGCATCACAATGCACATCGTCGTAACCGAAGTTGACCACAACACCCGCATCCCTTGCACTGTCGAGCCACAGCGCACAGGGCCATCCATGCCAGCCGTCAAAGGCTTGCGCATCATCTGGCAAGACAAGTCCACATGGCCTGTCCCAACAGATTCCACAGGCACATACCTGCGTGCGCCCAAGTACTACGGCACCTGTGATGACGACGCCGATACAAACATTCCCGGCGTGTTGGAAGTCCTGACCGAGACCGAGTGGAACGAGCGCCGTGTTGCAGAGCACGAAGCTACACGCCCGTACCCATCGTGGATCGGCTACTTGGACACCATGAGCTGGGGCGCTCCAGTACCCCGTCCTATTGATGCCATCATGAACGGTGGCAACGTGCGTTACCAGTGGGACGAGGCCACAGTCAACTGGGTGCCAATGGAACCACAGGCATGAAAGAGTTCTTCTTCATCTCGGGACTGCCACGGTCAGGCTCAACCCTGCTGTCGGCCATCTTGCGCCAGAACCCTGAGTTCTACGCAGACATCTCCTCGCCCGTGCAAGGCTTGGTGGCATCGACCATCAACGTCATCACGGGCAGTGAGAGCAACCACCTGATTGATGAAGATCGCCGCAAGAGCATCCTGCGGGCCATGTTCAACGCCTACTACGACGCTGTTGAGCCGCCCATCGTGTTCGACACCAGCCGGGGCTGGACATCCAAGACATCTCTCCTGAAGACCCTGTACCCACAGACCAAGATCATCTGCTGCGTGCGGGACTTGCCGTGGATACTGGACAGCTTTGAGCGGATCGCGGCCAAGAACACTTTGTGGAACGCCAGCCTGACGGATGACGAATCTAGCCAAACAGTCACCACCCGGTGCGATGCGCTGATGGATGTGAAAAAGCAAGGTCAGGTGGTCAAGCCCTACTACTTCTTGGAAGAGGGTCTGCTCTTAAACCCCGACATGATCATGCTGGTGGAGTACGAGATGCTGTGCAAGCAGCCCGAGAGCGTGATGCGGGAGTTGTATGGCTTCATTGGCAAACCGTATTTCGACCACGATTACATGAACGTCGAGTACGATAACGAGGTGTACGACAAGGCGCTGAACATGAAGAGCTTGCACACAGTCCGCAAGCAAGTGTCGTGGCAAGAGCGCCCCACCATCCTGCCCAAGTCGGTGTGGGAGAAGTACTCAGGCAAGGAGTTCTGGCGCAAACCCGCCGAAGTGGAAGGGTTTAAGGTTCGCTGGGAACAAGCATGAGAGTGCTTGTCATGGGCCTACCGGGTTCCGGTAAGACCACACTCGCTGATTCTTTACCGTTGCCGTTTGTAAGATTGAATGCAGACCAAATAAGGCAAGAAGCAAACGATTGGGATTTCACCATTGAAGGCAGGCTGAGGCAGGCCAGACGCATGAGAGAGTTAGCTGGTGACAAAGATGTGATTGCTGACTTTGTGTGCCCTCTGCCAGAGATGCGTGAGATTTTTGATGCTGACTATGTTGTATGGATGGACACTGTTGTTGAATCAAAGCATCTTGATACGAACAGACTTTTTGTACCGCCGGAGCATTTTGATTGCAAGGTAACAAGTTGGGATGCAAAATGGATTCAACAAATTACAACTGAGATTCTTGTTAGATAAAATGCCTCGCCTTAGCCCCGCTCTTCTCGCCCTCAGTGCTTCCGCGCTGGTGGGTATTGCTGTACATGAAGGGTATCGAGGTGAGGCATACGAGCCGGTAAAAGGTGACGTACCGACCATAGGCTTTGGCACCACAGAAGATGTAGAGATAGGGGATCGCATTACTCCAGAGCGCGCCCTGGTCCGTTTACTTAATGATGCCAATAAATTTCAAAACGCTGTACGTCGCTGTGCACCGGTGCCGATGCATCAATATGAATTTGATGCCTACGTTTCTCTAACTTATAACATCGGCGAAAACGCATTCTGTAAAAGCTCTCTGGTCAAACTACTTAACCAACAAAAGTATGAAGAAGCCTGCCAGCAGATTCTTCGTTGGGATAAATTTAAAGGGCGAGCTCTACCTGGCCTAACAAAACGCAGGCAAGAGGAGTTTAAAAAATGCTTGGGTTACTAATGAATCGATGGGTGTTGGGCGGATTGGCCGGGCTAGTTATGCTCGGCTTTTCGTATTGGAAGGGTTACACTTATGGTAAGGAAAACGTCCAAGAAAAGTGGGACGCTGAAAAGGTAGTGCAAGAACGCGAAATGCTAGCCAAGGCCAATGAGGCAATTGAGAAAGAGCGCCGAATGCAAGCCAAAGCCGACAAGATCCAGAAGGAGCGTATTCGTGAAAGCCAAATTGTTAATCGTCGCTACAACGCTCTTGTTGACAGCCTGCGCGACCGCCCCGAAGCCCGTCAAGACTCAGTGCCCGCAGATTCCACAAATGCTGTGGGATGCACCGGAGAGGGATTGGCAAAGCCAGATGCAGAATTTCTTGCAGGGTACGCTGCCGACGCAGCCCGACTCCAAGCCCAATACAACGCCTGCAAAGCAGGATACGAAGCACTAAGAAATGGCGCTGTGGAATAATTCTTTTACGCAATGCGTGGTTGCTTTAATGCGGGAGGTGAACGGTGCGCTACGTTGTTTGTAATTTCTTCCGAGCCCAATACGCCTTCATTGCATCAGATTGTCGTTTGCGCTGTTCTGGCAACCGCAATGTAGCAGCACGCTTGGCAGCTATTTCTGGATCTGTGTTTAATACTTTGTGGTACTGGCGCAATGGGTTGTTTGGATCCATTAGCTTCAAGCGCCTGACTTCTTTATCTTCTTCAGAATGTATGGGTTTGCCAACTTTTTTGGCAGACATCGCTGCGCGGTACTCCGGGTCAGCCCACCTAGCTTTGATCTTCTCTCGCACTTCTGGGCGCTTGGCAGGGTTGGCGTCACCAAGGAAAAGCGCCTGTACATCAGGTGACTTCATGCGTTTGGAAATTTTGGCCCTAGCCTCCGGGCTTCGCGCGGGGTGCCTTGGATCAAGCATTGCTTGTCGCAGAATTTCTCGGTGTTTAGGAGTTGGCGAATGAGCACCGTCTCCACCAGAGGTAAGGTTGGTCAGCGGCCCAGTGCCGGTCTGTATGCGGCCAATTTCCGCAATAAGTTTGCACTCAAGTGCGGTGCCTTCTTCGATGGAGGTAACAGGCCTCAGTTCGATGATAACTTTTTCAGCGCCAACTTCGGCCAACTTTTGTTTACACAGCCAATTGCGTCCGCCGGCATTCAGCGGGTTGGTGCGATGGCGGGTTCTTGTAAAACCAACATAGAAAGGAGTTCCGTCAGTGGTCTTCCAGATGTAGACATACATGGTGTGTTCTTGGTTAATTGCCATCTGGAGAGTGTAGCATGAGCCTGCAAAAAGTGCTGATGAAGCCAGGCGTTAACAAAGAGAACACTCGATATACCAATGAAGGTGGCTGGTACGAGTGTGACAAGGTGCGCTTTCGCCAAGGGACTCCAGAAAAAATTGGAGGCTGGGTTCAGTTTTCGCCACAAACGTATCTGGGCACGTGCCGTTCTTTGTGGAACTGGGTGACGCTAGACAATGTGAGCCTGGTTGGTGTTGGCACCAATCTTAAGTTTTACATCAATCAAGGCAGTGTCTACAACGACGTTACGCCCATTCGCAGCACGGTTACTCTAACCAATCCTTTCACTGCAACCCTTAGTTCTTCTACCATTTCTGTTGCAGACAATGCTCACGGCTGCGTTACTGGAGATTTTGTCACCTTCAGTGGTTCGGGAATTACAAGTCTTGGCGGCAACATAACTGCAGCTGTGCTTACGGGCGAGTTTCAGGTAACCGTTGTAAACGCCAACACCTACACAATCACAGTTTCAGCTACGGCAAACGCAACAGACGTATCCGGCTCCCCGGGTGGCGGCTCAGTTGTAACCCAATACCAAGTCAACACTGGGACAGCGCAGCAAATTCCTTTGACCGGCTGGGGCGCTGGTGCATGGGGGTCTGGGACTTGGGGGGTAGGATCAACCAGCGCTACATCGTTGCAGCTTTGGAGCCAAATTAACTTTGGCCAAGATCTCATCTTTGGCGTGCGCGGCGGTGGGGTGTACTACTGGTACGCTTCGGTTGGCACAAGTCCTATCCAAGTCACTATAAGCGTAGCGTCGCCGGCCGTTATTACGTTGCCTGCTAGTTTTGAAATACGAGACGGCACTGCGATTACATTTACTACTACAGGAGCGCTACCTACTGGCCTTACTGTAGGCAATATCTACTATGTGGTTAATTCTTCAGCCAATACGTTTGAGGTGTCCAACACATACGATGGGCCTTCAATAACAACGTCTGGCGCAGGGTCTGGTACGCATCGCGTTTCTTCTAGAGGGCTGGATCTGTTTGATTTGTCAGATGCAGACTGCCCGCTATTCCAGCTAACTACCACAGTGTCGGCCAGCTCACGATTTGTGATTGTGTTTGGCACTAATGACTATGGCAGCACGGTGCTTGACCCAATGCTTATTAGGTGGTCCGACCAAGAAGATCCATTCACCTGGTCTCCATCTATTACAAACCAAGCCGGAAGCCTGCGTTTGTCTCATGGGTCAGAAATTGTTGCGGCAATACAAACCAGACAAGAAATCAACGTCTTTACTGACTCTGCGCTTTACTCGATGCAATACCTGGGTGCACCGCTGGTATGGGGTGTCCAGCTTTTGGGTGACAACGTATCCATCATTGGTCCCAACGCGGCTGTAATTGCCTCTGGGGTTATCTACTGGATGGGCGTAGATAAGTTCTACAAATATGATGGCCGCGTACAAACACTAAGATGTGACCTACGGCGCCATGTGTTTGCTGATTTCAATATGAGTCAGGCGCAGCAAGTCTACGCAGGGACCAACGAAGGTTTCAACGAAGTATGGTGGTTCTATCCGTCTGCCAACAGTAGCAATACGGATCGATATGTGGTTTACAACTACCTTGAGGATATCTGGTACTACGGCACCATTGGCCGTTCTGCATGGCTTGATTCTGGACTACTGCCGCACCCTATTGCTGCTACATACAACAATTTGTTAGTGCAGCACGAAGACGGTGTAGATGATAACGAGACGGGCACGCCAGCCGCTATTAATGCATACATTTCTTCATCTGAGTTCGACATAAATGACGGTCATAATTTTGGTTATGTTTGGAGAATCCTTCCAGACATTACTTTTGAAAGCTCAAGCAATGCGCCGAACGGTGATGCACCAAAAGTAACGATGACGCTCTACCCGATGCAAAACTCGGGTTCTGGTACAGGGAATTCGGCCGCCGCCAACGTAACAAAGGGCAGCACATATGTTATTACCGAAGAGTTCACTGGGCAGATCTATACCCGTGCCCGTGGGCGTCAGTTGATCTTTGAAATTGAATCTGATCAAGTGGGGACTACTTGGCAGCTGGGTGCGCCCCGAATCGATATCAGACCTGACGGCAGACGCTGATGCCCCTCTTCAAAAATCAAACCGTCCCCAATCTTGCCCTGGCGCCAAAAGAATACAGCCAGCAGTATCAAGATCAGCTTAACAACCTTCTGCGTTTGTTTTTTACTGGAATTAACGCAGTACAGCAGATTGACATAGCAAGATTAAATATTGATCTCAATACTTTGCCAACAGAAGCAGACTTTAATACTCTTAGACTGGGTGATGTATACAGAGATACGCAAGACGGCGTGCAGGCTGGAAGCCAGATGCTAAGAATCAAGACGGCAACAAATGTGGTTTATCTTACAGGCGTTACAAGTAGTGGCAGTTCGGGAACAGTTACGCCATAGACTATAAGCGGAAACAACGCTAAGATTTAGGCACTTACAGGAGGTTGTTATGGCTGGTGGCGGAATTGGAGAAGCAGCACTAATTGGGGCAGCCGTCGGTGGTGGCAGCGCTCTTCTTACTGGTAAAGATCCACTACAAGGCGCGCTACTTGGCGGAGCTCTTGGTGGCGTTGGCGGTGCCTTTGGCGGTGCCGCAGGTGCTGGGGGTGGAGCAGGTGCTGGTGCTGGTGCTGGTTCTGGTGCTGGTGCTGGTGCTGCAGTTAATACTGTAGGCACTGCTGGAGCTAATGTAGCTGGGAGCGTGGGCGCTAATGCGGCTGGGTCTGGGTTAGGCACGCTTGGCTCTGGACTCGGAACTGGCGCCCCCAGTCTTGTGCAAAGTGTGGCCCCCGGCGTTACTCCCAGCCTTACTGGTGCCGGGGCAAACGTGGTCGGACAAACAGCGGGTGCTGCTGCGCAGCCCAATTTTCTTAAGGGGCTGATGGATAAATATGCAGCTCTTGGTACTGGAGAAAAGATTGGGGTAGGTATTGCGGGCAGTACCGCTCTATCCAAAATGTTTGAGCCAGGAAAGATTGATGGGCCGCCCGTTTCCCCCGAAATGCGGCGTGCTATGGATAATATTGCCTACTACAAGTTTGACCCTCGCATCTACCGTCCGGCCTATAACAACGGAGGGGGTATCACTGATCTGGATGTGGGCAACACCAGTCGTATGCCTGGCAACCCGGTCATTATGATGCGCAGTGGTGGCATCTCGGATCTAGGGTCTTATTCTGATGGTGGGCGCTTGCTGAAAGGTCCGGGCGATGGGGTGTCGGACAGCATCCCCGCACAGATTGGTCGTAGACAGCCGGCTCGCCTTGCAGATGGCGAATTTGTTGTGCCGGCACGTATTGTGTCTGAATTGGGCAACGGTTCTACTGATGCTGGCGCTCGCCAACTCTACGCCATGATGAACCGGGTTCAGTCTCGTCGCAACAAAACCACCGGCAAGAATCGCGTTGCTGTAGACAGCAAAGCCCGCAAGCTCTTGCCAGCGTAAGGAGATAAATATGGCTGGTGGAGGCTCTTCATCTCAAGGAATGGGAACCGGGCAGACTATGTCTCAGCCCACGCCAGCGCAATATTCTGGTCGTGGTTTAGGTGGGTTTACTAATTCTATTATTCAAAACTCACTGGGCGGCATGTTTGGTGGAATGCGCGCAACAGGCACTGGCCCTTTTCAAACACAACCGTTTCAACAGATGCCGGCTTCGCCCCCCGATACACGAGGTATTCCTGGTGATGTAGTCAATCTTGTTGGCGATGCGTATTCTCGTATTCTTGGTCGCCCAGCTGATGATGTTGGCGCAGCAGGATGGCAAGATCAGATGGCCAATCGAGGGCTTACCGGTCAACAGCTTGTTTCTGGTTTTGTTGGCTCTCCTGAATTTCAGCGTCAGCAACAGTACGAGCAGGCGTACACCCAACAATTCCGTCCCGGCCCTACTGGTCGCCCTTTTAATCCTAGCCAAGCGGTTGCATCGGTGGCTGCGCCCACGACTGGCCCTCAAGGTCAGGAGCTTGTTACTGTGGATGGCAAACAGGGTTACTATCGAGAAGCAACTGGAGACGAGGTTAGGCGCTCCGGTGGTTCCAGCGGCGGCTATGGGGCAGCAATAAATGCAGCCTACGGAATTAATAATCAAGAAGTAGAGGGGTATGACCCCCGCACTCGTCAGGTATTTGTGCCCTACTCTCCGCAGGCGGGAGGGAATGGTCAAAACATTCAGTCGCAACAGTTTTTTCAGCCAATTTATTTGAGCCGCTATCAAAACTACCAGCCTCAAGGATTCCAAGGCCCGTTTGGTGGTCAGATGAACCCGTATGGTGGGTTTAATCCGTTCATGGGTTTTGGTGGAATGGGCGGCATGCCACGCGTTCTTCCGCCTAGGTTTGGCGGGCGTATTGGTATTAATCCCCCGCGCGAGCCAGTGTATGCATACGCTAAAGGTGGTGATGTAGATACGGGAATTGCCGGGCTGCTGGATGGCTAACAAATTGCAAGCAATAGATCCTAATTACTTGGCTGTAATATGGCCAGAAGTAAGGGACTACTTGGAGCAAAGCTTGCTTGAAGGTGAAGAGCAAGTTGAAGAAGTACCAAACTGGAATGGTTGCTACAACATCTACCATGTGCAAAGTTTTATTTCTAATGGCACTTGGCTGTTGGTAGTGGCAGTAGAAGATGGGATAATTAAAGGAGCTGCAACAGTCTCGTTTATGAATTATCCGATGAGTAGGGTTGCAGTTATAACCTTGACTGGTGGGAAGTTAGTCACGGGAGAAAATGAGTTTTACCAACTCACTGCGTTGTTAAAGACCTACGGGGCGACAAAAGTCCAAGCGTATTGTCGAGAATCTGTGGCGCGTATGCTAAAGCGCCGAGGATTTGAACCTGTATCCACTTTAGTGGAAGTGCAAATATGAGATATGACCATCTAGACATGTTGCCCGAACGGGCATTTCAACCCCATAGCAAGTATGGCATGACCCTTGAAGGGGGCGGCGGTGGGCCGTCTAGCACGACTACTTACACAAGTAATCTTAATGCGGCCCTTGAGCCTGCCGCTCTAAATCTTATTGCCGGTGCTATTCCTGAGTTTTTTAGCGTTAATAGCGAAGGCAACATCACGGGTGTTAAGCCGTACACCCCATACAGCACCCGTGCTCAAGATTACGTAGCTGGGTTTTCTCCGCAACAAGAGGCTGTTTTCCGTGAGGCTGCTGGTATGCAGCGGCCGGGGCAGTTTCAAGACGCAACTCAACTTGCTGGCTTGGCGGGTATGGGTGGTTTGCGTAGTGCTCAAGATGCCAATATGTATGGTGGCGCCGGGTTCCAATCTGGCATGGCAGGCCAAAACCTCGGCATGAGCGCGGCTGATGTAGCTGCAATGCAGGCAGCACAAGCGCAAAACGCATCATATGGGTATGGAGCGCAAGGTCAAGAGGCCGGTATGCGTGGTGAAAATATTGGCAGAATGGGGGCACAACAAGCCTCCTCACGGGCCAATCTAGCAACCGACATAGCGATGCAGTCGGCCATGATGGGGCAGGGCGCTGGAGCGCTAGGGCAGCAGGTTGGCCTTCAGGCTGCACAGCGAGCGGCTGAGCGTGCCCAGCAAGCGGAACAGGCAGCCTATGGATATGGGAATGCTGGATTCCAGTCGGGAATGATGGGGCAGCAACTTGGTATTCAAGGTGGTCAGCGATTCGGAGAAATGGGTGCTGGATATGGCGCTCAAGGCGCCGGCTACGGAGCGCAAGCTGCTGCTCTCGCCAATCAAGCACAAATGTATGGCGGCATGGGCGCGGGGTATGGTGGACGTGCGGCCAATATTGGCGAAATGGCACTTGCTGCTCAAGACTATGGCCGTGACGTAGGCGAAGAAGCCCGGCAGTTTGCTCGCCAGGCTGCACTAACTGGTCAAGGTTATGCAGCTCAAGCCACAGATCCTTTTTCTGTACAGCGCTACATGTCTCCGTACATGGAGTCGGTGGTTCAAAATCAAGAAGAAGCGGCACGCCGAAACGCTGCAATTCAGCGCACTCAGCTTCAATCCCAAGCCACCCGCGCCGGAGCTTTTGGTGGTGGTCGGGAAGCCGTTCAAAGAGCCGAAGCAGATCGCGCGCTTAACACACAACTTGATACTATTCGTGCGCAAGGGCTGCAGTCGGCGTACAACCAGGCCATACAATCTATGCAATACGGTACTGGCCAAGGTTTGGCTGGATTGCAGGCAGCACAATCGGGACTTGGTACTGCCCTTCAAGGTGGTCAACTGGGTCTGTCCGGTATTGGACAGGCTATTGCAGGTCAACAGGCCGGTATCTCTGGTGCTGGAATGGGCCTTCAAGGGCTTGGCCAAGCCGGCCAGTTGTATGGTGTGGGTATCCAGGGTGCACAAACAGGCATCCAGGGTGCACAAGCCGGATTGGCTGGCATCGATCGTCAACTTGCTGGCACCGCTCAGGGTATGCAGGGCGCTCAGGTTGGACTGTCTGGCGTTGATAGAGCGCTTGCCTCTGGGCAGCTTGACCTGTCTGGTGCTGACCGTGGGTTGGCTGGTACCGCTCAGGGTATGCAGGGTGCCCAATTTGGATTATCAGCGGCTGATAGGGCTTTGGCCGCAGGACAATTGGAACAACAAGGCATTCAATCCGCTTTGGCTGGTACTGGGCAAAGCATGCAGGGTGCTGGACTCGGGCTTCAGGGGGTCGGACAAGCCATCAATGCCGGGCAGCTCGGTCTTCAAGGAGCCGGAGTTGGTCTTCAAGGCACCGCTCAAGGTATGCAGGGCGCTCAGGTTGGACTGCAGGGAGTCACTGGTGCGCAGGCTGGATATGGATTGGCAGGTCAAGCAGGCACAAACTTGGCAAACATTGGTACCGCACAGCAGGCGGCTGACTTGTCGCGCATGGGCTTCCAGTCACAGATGGGTGCAGCACAGCAAGACCGCGAACAGCAGATCATCAATCAAGCGGTCCAGAACTACGCGATGGCGCAAGAGAACCCGTTCCAGCGTATGTCCCAATACAGTGGTTTGATCCGTGGCTACATGACGCCTACGACTACTGTTTCTCAGTATTCTGCGTCGCCTAGTATTGGCGGTCAGTTAGCCGGTCTTGGTTCTATTGCATATGGCGCTAGTCAGAAAAAGAAAGGCGGCAAGATTAAAGAGCGCGGGATTGAAGCGTTGGCGCTACGACGCGCTATGAAGGGAGGCCGGGCATGAGCATTGCACAACAGATCATGGCTAACCCTGGGCGCTATAGCATCCAGCAATTGCAAAGCGCTTTGAACGATGGATTGATTCCGGCATACATAGCCATTCCGCTTATTGAGCAAAAAACCAAAGAGGCTGGCTCGCTCAAGCTGAATGAGCTTGCAGCAAATGCCCCTCAAGATGACTCTCCTACCATCGCTGAGCAGGTGCTTGCTCAGGCAGATCAGGGGCTTGATCAATTGCCGTCTAACCTTCCAGTAGAGGGATATGCACCTGGCGGAATTGTGGCGTTTGCAGACGAAGGCTTGGTGCAGGACGAAGACAAAGAAGAGGAGTTTGATACCACCCCGGCAGGGCTGATGAAGCTGTTTAGATCCACAATGCCAACACAAACACCAGAAGAACAAATTGCGTCTGGCATTAACGCGATTCGTGGTATGCGCACGGCTGGTGATGACGTAACGGGCGACATTAGAAGCTATATTCAGCAGCAAAAAGACACCGCCGCAGAAAGAGCAAGAAGCGCAAGAGCCAACAGGTTTATTGAGCTGGGCGCTAACATTCTGGCTAGCAAAGACCGCTATGCAACTGGTGCTATTGGGCAAGGTCTTGCCAAGACAATGCCAAGCTTTATCTCAGATGAAAAGGCCGCCGAAGAGGAGGGTCTTAAGTATTTGCAGATGCGTAATGAGCTAGAAAAACAACGCCGCGCAGAAGAGTCTGCAGACATTACCGGCGGTATAAATTTGTATGGTCACATGGGAACCGAGGGTGCCAAGCGGTCGGCGGCTGCTGCTCGCATGGCTGGCGCCATATCAAAGCTAAGTCAAGGCCAAACGCCCAAAGGGTTTGATAACTTGGCCAATGCCAACTTCAACCAGTACATGGTTGAAATTAAAACAGGCCAACGTCCACCACCATTGGGTGCTGATAAAAAGTCACTTGAAGGCGCAGACCTTGAAGCTGTTGTTCGTGGCCAGGCAACACAAGATGCAGCCAAGACATGGAAGGAATTTGGTCCTACGATGGGATTCCAAGGAATTATGGCAAACGTAGAGGAGCGCAGAAGAACGGCAGATGAGGATCGAAAGTTGCGCACAGAAAGACAAATTGCTTCAATAACTGGAAGAGTATCGGATGATGTTCTTGCGGAATCTGAGAATATAAGGAGCCCCCTGTTCAAAAAAATCAGAAAAATTCGCACTGATTACGGTAACGATGCAGCAGCTACGGCTCTAGAAAACGAACGTATACGGCGTTTCAATAACGATCCATCGGTTCCCAAAGAACGTCACATGCCGTTGCTGCCGGAGCCTTGGAAAAAAGCTGCACAGCCAGCAGCGCAATCCCCCGCCACACCAGAAAAACCAATGGTTGCGCCTTCGGCTGCGGTGAATTTTTTAAAGCAAAATGATTCTCCGGCTATGCGGCAAATGTTTGATGCAAAATATGGTCAAGGGGCAGCCGCTCGTGCATTAGGTAAATAACATGGATCGGAAAGAAAATCCGTTTGACCAGTTTGACCAAGAGCCAGCCAATCAATTTGACCAGTTTGAAGTAACACAAAGCGCCAACCCGTTTGATCAGTTTGATCAAATGGATAAAGTTGCCGCACCAGTTGCGCGTGGTCCAATCAAGGGGCCAGCGCAGCGTACAGTGGTGCCCCCAGCGGCAGCCCCTGTGGCGCCAGTAACAGCAGAAGATTACTTGGAGCCAGCGACTTCTGCGCCGCCACCTTTAAGTGAGGCTGTGCGATCGCAATTAGATCGCAAGTATGACGCCCTGTCTCCACAGGACCGGGATGCAATCATTCGTGGTCGCACCAAAGATGGCCGCCAGACCTTGGAAGGAATGTACTTTGCCTACAGGGACAAGCAGTTTGCTGCGCGTGATGCTGATACGGCAGCATTTGCCAAGCAGCTCGGTCCAATGGCATATCGCCTTTCTGACCTGACAGACCCCCGGAAAGAGTCGCGTGCTCGTATGGCGCGTGAGCAGGGCGCATCGGACAAGACAGCAGAGAATATTGCAGCGCAAGCAGCTATCGAGGGTCTGCCAGCAGAAGAGGTGGTGCCGCAGGCCAAAGAATCAAAGTTTGATTTTGACTTGGCTGCTCGCTACAAAGATCTTAATCCCGTGGTGCGCGGGGCTGTAAAGGGTTACTACGGCTACAAGCAAAGTGTGCTTGGCCTTAACCAAGCGCTTGGTGACTTGGTTGGTGCAACAGACTTTGCGGATACGCAAAGGGCTGGCGCAGAAACTGCCGGCGGTCGTGTTGAATCTATTGGTGAGCGTCCTGATTACCTGTCGCGTAACTTTGAAGGCGCGGTGAGCAGTGTTGTTCAAAATATTCCCGGCATTCTTGGCGGAATTGCAACGGGCGGTGCGCTAGTCCCATTGTCTGTGCTGGGCGTACAGTCTTTTGGCCAGAACTACACAGAGGGCGTGAGTCGTGGGTTGACCCGCGACTTGGCGGCGCAACGCGCAGGCGTGTTTGCAGCAGCAGAAATCTTGGGCGAGCGCTTTGGCTTGGCCGGTCTAACAAACGGCATCCGCAAAGCCTTTGGCAAGAAAAGCTTTGAGGAGGCTTCCGATGCGGTCTCGCGGTACATCGTTAGCCAGATTCCCGGTGAGCAACTGACTACTGCTACGCAGTTCCTTGCAGACAAGTACCCGAGTTTTGCCTTGAATCCACAGGCAGGTATCAAAGAGTATCTGCAGCAAGCTGGCGATACGTTGACTCAAACCATCATGCAGGGCGGTCTGATGATGGGTGGCGTTAAGGGCGCTCAGTTCTTGGCTACCGGGCGGTTTGGCGCAGAGCCCGGAGAACAGCCACCGATTGCCGGCCGTCCTCCAGAAGAGCCGCCGATGGCACCAACCGAAGAGCCCCCTATTGCTCCGTCTGGCGCTCCGGGTGGTGAACGCATAGAACCAACGGTTACCGCAGAGCCCACCATCACTCCGGAGCGTGTAGAGCCTGCGTTTGGTGCAGAACCCACTATAGAGCCTGCTGTAGAACCGGAAGAGCCCGGCGTTCCCGGCATGGTCACCACGGAGATGCTGGCACCCGAAGCGGTGGAGCAGCCAGAAGGCCAGGTTGCCCCAGCAGAACCGCCGGTTCCGTCGCCTATCAAGCCAGCTGTTGCGCCTCCACAAGAACCATCCAATGAAACCACTGTAGACGGAATGTTGCCGGTCAATGTGCCGCTCAAGGATCTGACGCTCTCCAAGGATGTGCCGCAGTTCAAGATGGGCGCAGATGCCAAGGGCGTTGTAGAGCCGCTAGGCGGAAAGTTTGAGCGCACTGGCGTCGCCCCCATTCAAGTCTGGCGCCGGCTTGATGGCAGCCTAGAGGTTATCTCCGGGCGTCACCGTTTGGATTTGGCTCGCCGTAGTGGCGAGAAAACCATCCCTGCACAGATTCACGACGAGTCGCAGGGCTTTACTCCCACGATGGCGGCCATTCTAGATGCGGAGCTGAACATCCGCGATGGCCAAGGAAAGGTGAAGGACTATGTCAATTACTTCAAAGCGGCCGGCATCACCCCGGAAGATGCAGAGTCAAGAGGACTTCTGGCAAGGTCAACGGGCAAGCGGGCTTACACAATCGCAACTACGGGCAGCGATGAACTCGTTGCCGCAGTTCGTAACGACCAAATCGGTGATGAAGCGGCGTACTACGTCGCGCTAAACGCGCCGAATGACCCGCGTCTGCAAAGCGTGGGTCTGCAAGCCATTCAGGATGGCAAGTCGGCCAATCTAGCAGTCAACACCATGCTGGCCATGAAGGCGCTTGGCATGGAGCAAGACACCACGACCGACATGTTTGGCTTTGACGACAGCGCCATGAAAGAAGCGGCTGCTATGGCACAGGTCGCTAACAAGAAGCAGCGTGAGATCCAGACCCGGCTTGCTGCTATTACTGGCGCAGCCAAGAACCCGGCTGTTGCCAAAGCAGAAGGCATCGACATCCGCGACCCAGAGGCGGTCAATCGCCGTATTGGTGAGCTGCGTCAGATGAAGAATGCTTGGGACAACTGGGCTACCAGTCCTGAATTGATTGGCGAAATTCGCCAAGCACGTGGCGTTGAAGCACCTGGTCTGACTCTGCGTGGCGAGACGGAAGAAGAAATCCGTGCCCGCGAGGAAGCGGCGGCAGCAGAGGAGCAGCGTCTCCGTAGCGAGGCGGAGGCAGCCAGACGTGCAGAGCAGGCGGAGATAGAGCGCAAGCGTGCAGAAGAAACTACCGACCTATTCCAGCTTGGCCAGACTGCAGAGCAGCAGATGTCTGGCATGGGTGATTTGTTTGCGGAACCGGCAGCCCCAGCAAAAGCGCCGAGGGAAGCGCCAGAATTTCCGTTTGAAGAAGGCGCTCGTGTTCGTTTTTTGCCAACCGACACATCGCCTTTGGGTGGCGGTGTTGCAGAAGGCCAAATCATTGGTTTGGACAAAACCAGTGGAAAAAACTACCGAGTTCGTTTGCGCTTAGATAAAGATGCCCCGCAGGGTAGCGGCAAGATGGAGCGCGTTGTTTACAGCAATGCCGGTACTTTTGAGGCGGCAGAAGCGCCCGCAGCAGCCCCAGCAGCAAAACCTGTTATTGAAAGAACTACCCAGCCCGATGGCGGTGTTCGCACAGTTGTAACCAGAGATGGAAAAGTCATTAAAGATGTGACTCGCTGGAAATACGAAGCGATTGTTGCTGACGAACCGCAAGGGTTTGTTGTCGAACAAGATAACATCACTGGTGAAAAAGAAGCATTTTGGGCCGTAGATGGCAGGGTTATTGGCTCCGGCATTGGTGCCACAAAGCTTTTTGAACAAGGCATGTCTAACGAAGACGCCATCCGTCGATTGATGCAGGATGTAGAAAGTCTGACGCTTAAAGGCAAGGCAGAAGCGCCCGCAGCAGCACCAGAAGCAGCCGACATGGAGCAACTCAACCGCCTGATGGGCGAGTTGCAAAAGGCGCGCAGTGAACAAGAGTTCACCGACGCTGCTGTTGCGCTGGGTGAGTCGGTGCCCAAGCAACCGTTCTTGGGAGTGCAGCTGAAGGAGCTGTCGAGCGGTGTGCGGTTCAATATCGCTCGCTCTTCGGATGGCAACCGTATTGTCTTTAATGCTGGCTACGATGACCCCGATGGTTTTGAGATAGCCCGCAAGCCCAATCAAGCGTGGAAGCTTACAAAGACACCGCGCTTTGCCAAGCAGATCATTGAGCGCAACCAAGCAGCGCCGGTGGTTGAGAAGCCAGAAGCTAAGCCCGCTCTGCAGAAGCCGGCTGCCGAGAAAGCAGAACCACGCGCAGATTTTGACAAGCGCGCGAAGAACGCGATTGATAGCTTTGTAGACAGCATTGTTGAGCAGTTTGACATGACGCCGGAAACGGCCCTGGCTGCATTCAACTGGCTGCGCAGCGAGAAGCTGGCTGAAGTGGATCCGGTTCTGGGCAAGGTCAATCTTAAGGATGGTCGCTTCTGGGATGGCGAAATCCTACGTCGAGCGGCGCTGGAGACGGAGGCCAGGGGCCGTGAGCCAGGGGCAACGGACGAGGACGTTAAGGCAGTCGGCGAAGTTTTTGAAGGCGCACGCGCCGGTCAAGAAGAAGAGCTTCATCGTCTGTTCGACAAGCCTAAAGAGGTGGTGCGCCTCACCCAGAAGGGTGACTTCATCACTCCTGCAGAAGCAAAGAAGCGTATTGCTGAGTGGAAAAAGAATGCAGAAGACCAAGGCAAGACCAACGCTAATTCAGACAAGATCGTTCTGTCATTGTTTGATTTGACTGGCGCATGGAGTGAGCCGTGGCTTGAGGCTGGGTATCAGGTCTATCGCTTTGACATCCAAGATCAATGGACAATGACCGATGAGCGCACAGGCGAAGAACTAAACCTTGGCGACATCAACAACTTCAGCGTCGAATACTTTGAAGATCTGTTTGGTAACTTTGAGGGCAACGATGTCCACGCCATCCTAGCTGCCTGCCCTTGTACCGACTTTGCATCTAGTGGTGCGCGTCACTTCAAGGCTAAAGATGCAAGTGGTCAAACGATGGACTCGGTGCAGTTGGTGCAGCAAACGCTGGCCACCATTGAGTACTTCCGTCCTGCTATTTGGGCTATTGAGAACCCTGTTGGTCGTATTGAAAAGCTGACTGGCTTGCCACCGTGGAGCCTGTCGTTTGACCCGTACATGTTTGGTGACCCGTACACCAAGAAGACATTGTTGTGGGGTCGGTTCAACGCCAATCTGCCGACCGCTCCTGTTGACCCTGTAGAGGGCAGCAAGATGCACCGCATGTATGGCGGCAAGTCTCTGGCCACCAAGAACGCCCGGAGCGTCACGCCGGAAGGTTTTGCCTATGCGTTCTTCCAAGCCAACAACGCTATTGACCATCCTGTCATGGCCCTGGCCAACATCTACGACCGACTAAACCCCAAGCTGTTTGAGCGTGCAATGAAGCTTGGCGTGTCTGAGCAAGACATCCGTTACGCTATAGATGACGCGTACTACAGCGAGTTGGACGATGCGGCAGCAGAAGCTGAGCTCGTTCGACTGGCCAATGAAGCGCAAGCGGCTAAGGCTCCTAAGCCGAAGGCGGAGAAGCCTGCTGAAAAACCAATTGCCGCCAAACCAGCGGAAAAACTTCCGTACACCAAAGAGCAGCGCGAAGATGCCGAGATCCATGCCAAAGAAGTGGGCGGGGAGATTGTATGGCAGCGTGGTGAATACGCACTGATTCGCGGCTACTCCGATCGTACCGGAGACCCGATGTATGCGCCCACCATTGGTAGCTCACGAGCCCGTGTTGATATCTCTGCTTTTATTGGCAAGCAGATCCCGGATGATGTGAAGAAGGAAATGCTGGAGACCAAGGAGCGCCTTGAAAAAGAAGCTGCCGAGGCTCATGCAGCCAATCCGTTCATCAAGTTCAAGGATGGCATTGCTCTGTCGGAAGACATCCCGGCAGATTTGGCGGGGGTTATCCGTGAGTGGAAAAACCTTCTCAATATAAATGTTCCGGTCTATGTATCTACCATTGAAGATGCCAAGCGGAATATTGATAACTTTACTGGGCCGCACCGTCGCATTGGATCTGGAACGCTTGATGAGAATGAAGCGGGGTCGATGCGCCGGATGACAGATGATAGCTATTACATTCTGTTTAAGAAATCTACCAGCTACACAAAAATGTTGGAGACGTTGGCCCACGAAATTGGCCACCTTCACATGACTGTTCACTATAAACGAGCAAGTCAAGAAGACAAAAAAGCCCTAGAAGCCGCGCACATTAAATGGATGGAGTCGCAGAAAGACAAAAGCGCAAAAGAATGGGTAGATGCTATGCGCGCTCGATCTACGGGCCGCATGGTTAAAGAAGTCCCTGGCATGAAAGCCAGTGAAATGGACTTTTATTGGCGCAAGTTTGGCGAGTGGTACGCCGATCAGACTGCACGGTGGGCGATGTCCGCAGAAGCTCCGGTATCGGTGGTGGAGAAGTTCTTCAAACGGCTGGGCAATCAGCTGCGCCGTTTCTACCAAAGCCTGCGTGGCCAGAAGTATCTGCCGGATGAGACGTTCCGTGAGTTTATTGAACGTGCCATCAGCCCAACCTACATGGGACCGACTGACACGACTCTGCCACCCTCAGATGAGGCAGAACGGCAACTGCGCGATGCAGAACGCGAGAGTGCAACGTGGTCGCCTAAGCGTATCAAGATGCTGGTGCGTGAGTTTGTATATCGCCAAGAAGGTAGAGAGAACGACACCAAGGCATACGCTGCCTTTATCAATCCGACTGAGTTTGTGCGTGCAACCACCGAGCCTGGTGAGTTCCGCAAAGAATTGCTCCGCGCAGAAGAAGGCTTGGACATGGATCGTCTGCGTGAGGAAGACCAGACGCCGTTCTTGAAGGTGGATTACGTGCCCGGCGACCGGGTGATGTGGTCTATCGTCAATCATGAGGGCCGTCACCGCATGGCTGCTTTGGCAGCTGCTGGCGTGGAGCGCGTGCCCGTATTGATTCGCATGACTGGCGAAGCGCAAGCATGGCCCGCTATTGAGTCGCAGTGGTTGAGCGGCCAAAGATTTGGCACTGGGATTAGGGAGAAAGGTGATGCAGTCGAGATCACCGACTTGACGCCAATCTCGTGGGCCAACCGCGATGATCTGCAACAGAAGTTTGGTGGCGAGGGTATAGCGTTCAGTATCGAACAGCCAGAAGCAAAGCCCACGAAGCGGATGAGCGATGAAGACATTCGCGACGAACAGATTCGTGAGTACTCTGCACTGCGTCAACGCTTAGCTGCTGTTCCCCGGAGAATCGCGACTGGCAAAAGCGCGCTCCCTGATGGCCCAGCTAAAGGCATGACCGAGCTTGAGCGCGTCTACCTGAAGTCTCTTGTGGATAGGGCGCAGTATCTTAAGGCTGCCATCAAGATCAGTGCTCCGCGTCTTGATAGCCCTGAGCAGTTCCTGGCTCGCGCTCTCAAGGAGTACGACGCCGGCAACATCAGCAAGGAAGTGTTAGATGTCATTCAGGCTGCGTATAAACAACAGCCCAGACTTCTCAATGGACTAAAGCTCAGCATCAAGCAAGCCCCTGAAGGGGAGGGGCGCTTTGCCGGTGCGTTCCTAAACATGTCGCGCATCGTTCGCCTCTACAAGGGGTCGAGCGGTGTGGACGATCCAAAGACCATCCGCCATGAGCTGACGCACTCTTTGGAGCAGATGATGACGCCCGAGCAGCGCGGCGTGATTATCGACAAGTGGCAAGACGATCTGGCCAGGGCAATCCGCAAGCACAAGGATGCCGCCCATCAGAAGTACTTTGAGGCGCTGCTGAAGTTCTTGGATAAGCCCACGATGGAAAACTACAAAGCTGCCATCGCGGCGCTGCCATCGTATGACATGTACCAGTTCATCACTCCCTCTGAGTACTGGGCAGTCAACGCAGAGAACCTTATGGCCAGCCAGCTTGGCGGTCCTTGGCAACGCTTCAAGGCAGCCATGAAGCGGATGTTTGAGGCGCTGAAGGATGTCTTTGGATTCGATAACAAGTACGTTGTCCAGCGTGTCTTCAAAGACATCATGACTGGCAGCAAGGAACGCGTGACCACCGAGATGCTGGCTGACCGGGCGGGCATTGCTGTCTATCCTGCGCAGAACATCGAAGAAGACAAAACGCTGATTGAAAAGTACAAGCGTCCCAAGACGCCGATGCTGGACAAGAAGCCGCTGGCTACCTTTTTGCTTGACCAGTTTAAGAACGGCAAGGATCTGTTTAAAGACTTTGTAGAGAACCCCAAAGAGGCTGCTGCTGACGCTGGCAACTCATTAATTGATGGGGCGCTCAGGGCGCGCATGGCAACTGTCTGGTACGGGGCCGGTTTGGAGTCACGCGACTTTGCCAAGTATGGTGGTCAGCTGCGCACTAGCGAAGACTTGGCCACAGCATCTGTTGCTTTGGATAACGCCATCCGCAGCGGCAATATTGGCGTGGAAGTCATCTTCCGTGGTGGCCTAAAGTTTGATAAGGACAAGCTGCAACTCGTAGCCGTAGAGACCAAGAAAGGTATGCGCGGTGTCTACGATGCAGAGCGCCGCCTGAAGGACAAGCTGGGCAATCAGCTTGGCACTGACATTATCCAAGGCTATCTGGAAGCCAAACGTTCTATAAGCATCATGAACGAGTTTTACGATCGCCAGGCTGCATACGAGGGCGCCAAGGAAAACCTCAAGATGCTGCGCGAGCAGGGCGCTTCGGAGAAAAAGATTAAGGAAGCAGTGGCGCTCATGGAGAGCGCAGAGCGCAGCCTTGAATCGGTTAAGAAAGCCGTCTCATCGGTGACCATGACCGAAGAGGAAATGTACGATTTTGCCGCTAGGGACAAGGTTCATCCAGAGCTCCGCGAAATTATGGACAACTGGACGGCTGTAAATCAGAACCTGTTGCGTATCTGGCGAGATGTTGGCCTGTTGTCTCCGGAGCGTTACGAGGCGCTTGCCTCTATCCCGGACTACGTACCGTGGTATCGCATCATGCAGGACGAAGAGGATCCGCATACGCCTCTTATGTCTACCACCCGTGGGCTCACCAACATTGGCCGGGAGAAGCTGTTCAAGCGGACCAAGCCGACCGATGTGCTGGACTTCAAGGGCAAGGAAGGCAAGAAGGTTCTGGACGAGAGCGGCAACTTGATTGGCATGTCTTTCAAAGTGCCGCCGTCCACTGTGCTACGCGTTGAGGTAGATGGCGAAAAGATCAAAGCCCAGGACTTGTCTGTGACCGATGACGGCCGGGTAATGGTCAAGGCACCGATTGATGACGCCTCTCTGGTGGTCTTCAAGGTGACCCGCCCGATTCAAAACATTGTTGATAACATGACTCAGAACGTCATGCGCATGACGATGAACGCCATCCGTCAGTATGCGGCTGGACGGATTGTTTCTGAGTACGCAACCCGTGACCCCCAGGGAAGAGTTATGACGTTCCCGAAGGAAGATCTTGCCAAAGGTCGATTCTCCTTTGTGATCAACGGTCAACGCAAGGTCGTAGAAATTTCAGACCCGCTACCGCTGGGCGCTATTTATGGCATGGATAGCTTGAACTTGAAGATGTTTGCACTGCCTGCTGCATTCGCCAACTTCTTCCGTCGCACCATTACTCTGTCGTTTGTGTTCCAGCTGAAGCAGGTATTCAAGGATGCGCCCACGGCGGCTGCCGTTACCGGCGTTCGCAATCCAGCAGCTCTTATCCTGGGGACTTACAAAGGACTCATTACCGCGTTGCTGCAACCTGTCGGCAAGAAGGTGGGCATAGACATCGAGCCAGCGGTGGATATCTTGAAGGCTGCCGGCATCGGCGGCTTCCAGAATCCGTCACGTACTCCAGAGGCAGAAGTAAAGCGTCGGCTGGGCATCATGAACCGCAACGTCTTCGACTTTGTGATCAAGGCGCTAGACCACATTGGTGACTCGGCTGACATGGCGCAACGGATTGCAGTTTACAAGCGCGTCATGGCAGAGACTGGCAATGAAACGCAGGCGCTCTATCAGGCTGCCAATGTCATTAACTTCCTACACCACGGCTCCTCCGGCACAGCTCAGGCTTTGGTTAAGACCGTTCCCTTTATGGGCGCATATGCCAACGCAATGGATGTATTGGTTAACTCATTGATTGGCGGCGGCCTTAAGGGCATGAGTCGCAGGAAGGCCATTGCCCGTTTGAGTGTGACCACGGGGATGCTGATTGGCATCACGCTGCTTTACACCATGTTGGTCAGTGGTGATGACGACTACGAAGAGCTGGACGATCAGACTAAGCTGCGCAACTTCATCATCCCTGGCACCGACATCATGCTGCCGATGAACACGTCGTATGCGTTCTTCTGGAAGGCAATCACGGAGATGCTTTACAACGAGGCAATCAAGAAGGCTACGCCGAATGAGATTGACCAAACACGCCTGAAGAAAGCGTTGAGTACTGCCGCCAGAGACATGCTGCTTGGTCCGGAGCCGGTGCCGCAGATAATCAAAGGTCCGGCTGAGATTGCCATCGGCTACAACTTCTTCACCGGACGGGACATCATTCCTGAAGGTCTGAAGAACGTTGAAACGTTCCAGCAGTACACCGCTGCCACTTCAGAACTTGGCAAGTGGTTTAGCAGCTACACCGAAGTCCCCGGTACTGATGGCAAGCGCATCCTAAGCCCCATCGAGGCAGATCATCTAATCCGTTCCACGTTTGGTACGGCCGGGGCTCTTGGTCAATGGGTCACCAATCGCATTGCCGTAGAGGCTGGCACAAGACCGGAGCTCACGGAAAAGGAAGCGCCTATCACTGGCGCGTTCCTGCGACCGGAAGTAGATCGTGGCAGAGAAGATCTGTTCTACGACCTACGCAATCGCGTGAACCAAAAGTACAACACGCTGCGTGAGCTGGAGCGTGATGATGAGAAGAAAGCCGAGGCTTACGACGAAAAGTATGAAGACCTTCTTGATATGCACAAAGACGTAAACAAGATAGCCGCAGACCTATCCGACATCAACGCAGAAATTCGCGAGCTCAGCACATCTAAAGATATCAAGATGACCCCCGCCGAACGTCGCGCCGAAATCCGCGCTCTTCAGCAGGAAAAGAAAGAAGTCCTTGATGACATATACGAGCTTCGCAAGGAGGCGGGGCTCTAGTCTAGGGTGTGTATCAGAATAGAACACGCTCCACCCTTCCTGATCTCTTGACGGATGAGGTGGAGCTCATCTATCTGGCTATCTGATTCATAGCAGCCAGCGTGCTCACAGGCGTCCAAAAGCGCCTTGCAAACGTTATCTAGGTCACGAGCCCTCCGGTCAGGAGGAAAGAGCGCGACATGCACAGCAAGCCTCCCTTCCAAAGCCTGGACATTGCTGTCTACGCACGCTTCCGCCACCGCAACACGGAAGTCTTTGCCACGCTTAGAGATGAAACGATGTTTGCCTGACTGCCCCCAGTAATGGTTTACAGAAGGCGGAAATGGCAACAGCAGCTGTATGTGTTTCATGGTTGTTCCTTTAACAATGTTAAAGGGAGGCCGAATTTTTCAATGAAATCAATGGGGGTGTCTTTGCAAAAATGTTGCACATGAAAAAAAGTTGACGCACCTGTTGACACGGGGCGACATGGGTATAAGAATACCCGTTAAGGAGGCAACATGAAACTGACTAACAAGCACGGTATCCCCCAAACTTTCATCAATGTGTTGGAGCGCCCTACCTACAGCAAGGGCAAGGCCAACCTATCCGTGACTCAACTGATCAACAGTCCGAAGATTGTTGCGCTGACACAGAAGTTTCAGGAAGAGATTGAGCAGGATGTGTCGGAGATGGTGTGGAGCTTGTTTGGCTCCGCTATTCACAAAGTGCTTGAGCACGGCGCCGATGAGAACCACTTAATTGAGGAGCGCCTTCACGCCCATGTGGACGGTTGGAACATTTCCGGCGCTATCGATCTGCAAATTGTCAACGATGACGGTAGCTTGTCGATTCGTGACTACAAGACCACATCGGCCTGGGCGGTAATGAACGACAAGGCCGAATGGGAGCAGCAACTGAACATCTACGCATGGCTGGTTGAGACGGTCAAAGACAAGCCGGTCAAAGACCTTGGCATCGTTGCTATCATCCGCGATTGGAGCCGGCGTGATGCAGCCAATCGAGAGGGTTATCCTAGCGCCCCCGTCAAGGAGCTGCCCATTAACTTGTGGACGTATGGGGAGCGCGAGCAGTTTGTGCGCAATCGTATTGAGCTGCACTCTGCGGCTGATTTTGCGATGGAAACGGATCAGCTTTTGCCGCCGTGCACTCCCGAGGAGATGTGGGAAAAGCCCACCGTGTATGCGGTGAAGAAGAAGGGTGCAGCACGAGCAAAGTCTTTGCACGAGACCGAGCAAGAGGCAAACGTCATTCGCTTGCAGTTGGGCAATGACTACGAGGTGGAGACGAGGCTGGGGGAGCGCACCCGTTGCGCTAACTTTTGCTCCGTCAACGCATGGTGCCAGCAATGGCGCGACTATCAAGATGGCTGGAGGGCTGAATGAGTATTTACAAGAAGTTGATGGATGCTCGGGTCAAGCTTCATGGTATGGAGCTGAAGAAGTCTGGCGAGAACAAGTTTGCCGGGTATAGGTACTTTGAGTTGGGAGACTTTCTCCCGCAGACCATGAGAATCTTTTCTGATCTTGGTCTGTGCAGCGTTGTGAGTTTTGAGTCGGACTATGCATCCCTGACTATCACAGATGCAGAGAGTGGCAACTACATCACTATCAAGAGTCCGATGGCAGATGCCAATCTCAAAGGCGCTCACCCCATCCAGAACCTGGGCGCAGTAGAGTCCTATCAGCGCCGTTATCTTTGGATGGCGGCGATGGAGATTGTGGAGAACGACATCATTGATGCCGCTCCGCAGGTTAAGCCGGAGGCTAAGCCCGAAGTCAAGCCTGCGGCCAAGAAGCCGTCTCCTGAGATTAAGGGTGAGTCGGGCGATTGGAGCATCAAGGTTTCTTTGAAGCCGGATGGCAACGTGGATGATTGGCTGGTGGTTGTTAATGATGCCGTCATGGCCGGCCTGGAGATGGCAACCAAAGAAGATGATGTCATGCAGATCTTTAAGAAGAACAAGCAGCTGTTTGACGCCGTGAAAGAGGCGGATGCTGTGTTTTTCAAGGATTTGATGGCTGCGTTTACTGATACCAAGAACAAACTGAAAGGGAATTAAATGAGCAATTATGTTCCGCGTCCTAACTCTGGAACCTTGTGGCCCAACAACAAGCGAGCCGACAATCACCCTGATGTCAGGGGCGATGCGTTTCTTGATCGCAAGTTGCTTCAGAGCATGTTGCGCAATTCCGACGACGACCTAATTAAGATTCAGGTGTCCGGATGGGCAAAGACTATCGCCGGCAAGGACTGTATTTCTTTGTCGTTCTCGGAGCCATACGAAAAGCCTCAGTCCAAGCCTGTCGCCAAGTCGGCGTCAGATGAGGATCTTCCATTCTGATGAAGACGCTTCAATTTGAGGCCGTCAAGGTTGAGATGAAGCAGAACGTTAAAGGCTACATCTTGACCTTGTGCCTTCATCCAGATGAGGTTCCAGAGGATTTGTTCAGGGACTATGTAGGTGCCCGCTATCAGGTGGTGATGGTTCGCATAAATGCGAACGAAGAACCGATTGATAGGCAAGATGAATTTGAGTCTGACAAGTCGGTGAAGCTTGCTGGCATGTTGTGCAGAGACCCAAAGTTTTGGCAGTTTCTGCACGATGACACTCAGATCATTCAGCCCAATGAGGCCGAAGCAACTGACTGGCTCAGGGATTTCTTGAACATCAAGTCCAGAACAGAGCTAAAGAAAAACATAGAGGCCAGGAACCAGCTGGACTCGTTGCACAGGGAGTTTGTTGCATGGACAAGAAAATGATTCCGTTTTCGGTGTATCTGCCGGCGGAATATCACGAGCGAATGAAGCAAGCCGCTCAAGGGCGTCGAGCGTCTGCCTTGGTTCGCGATGCCATCACGATGATCATGGATGGCGACGATGCGTTCAAGGCTGGCTACAACAAGGCCGTGCGCGATGCATCAAAGGTTGTGTATGACTGCAAAGAGGCTCAGATGGTTGCAGTCAATAAGCGTGACCTTGGGGCAATTCTGACCGAATTGATTGAGAAGCTGGAGATGAAATGATCCATATTCTTGAGACCGAGATTGGTGATGTTCCTTGTGTAGTAAGGCTACTCAATTGGGAGCCTTACAAGCCAGCCTACATCAGCGGTGCACCTGAGAATTGTTACGAAGCTTCTGGCGGTCATGGCGATTGGGAGGTGTGGGTTGATGACGAGCGCGCCAAGTGGCTAGAGGATGATATGTCCGCGAAAGACATTGAGAAGCTGGAGGATCAACTTTTCTACATGATGGAGGGGCGATGAACTTTGAACAGCTGAACCTTTTGGTTCGTGAGTGGGCGGAGGTTCGCGGGATCTACGCGCATAGCAACGCCCGTGCGCAGCTTCTGAAAGCGATGGCTGAGTTCGGCGAGCTTGCTGACGCGGAAGGCAAGGAGGACATGGCTGGCATCATTGATGGGATTGGAGACACCCTGGTGTGCCTTATCAACTACGCCGCCATGCACAAGCTAGATATTGTTGGTTGTTTGGAATGTGCTTACGATCAAATTAAAAACCGCAAGGGCTACATGATTCAAGGCGGTTTGTTCATAAAGGAAGAATGATGTTTACAGATTATTCGACATATCTTCAGACCATTGTGATGCTGGAAAAGCAGGCACATGAATTGTGCAATCTTAAAAAATACAGCGAAGCCAAGAAAAAAGCCGAGGAGATTCACAAAGTTGCTTACGAGCTTTCCAGTTGGTTGGAAAAGCAGCAGCCCGGCAAAGCAAAGTCTGTTGAAGACGCTGCCAGGCTAGCGCTGGAAGCAATCGAGCT